TATACATTATACGAAGTGTTATATAGTTAACACTTTGATTTATAAAAAGTTAATATCCTTCAAAACTGGTCTTGGCGGTGTCTTAGTGAAATCAAATTCAAATTCAAGTTCACACTCCGCTGGTAACTGTACGTCTTTAAAACGATAAAAATTACCTGAGCCTTTTAATTTAAATTGTTGTTCCTTAGCTCCAAGTGATTCCATATCACCTTCAGGAAATGGAACTGATGCATAAATATTCAAATTATCATAAGGCTGTGGTACGCCTTTATTCATACCATTTTCAGGTGTAAATTCACCCTTAGACATTTTTAAGCCAGTAACAATAACTGTTTGTTTTTGAGACATTTCGAAGCCCTCTATGCGATTTGGTAATTAAATTGCGAGACTGGTTCTTCATACCAATCTGGCAACTGTTGATTGAAGTCAATTTCTACAAGCTTGACGAATGGAATGATGTTTGATGCCTTCTCATCATGAAGGTTTTGCAAATATGCCTTTGAAAAGCCACACTCACACAATTGGGAAATTAGGTTGTAAAACTGAGACTTACCATAATTATTTTTAATTTCGTCAAATCCTTTTTCACGGATAAGACAAAACATTGCGAATAAGTTACGGACTTTAGTATTGGAAACCTTGCCAGATTTGGTCATTACAACTTCTGAGCGTTCAATTGTTTCAAGTACACTTGTATCGTCTGTTAATTTCATAGTTTGACCTCGTAAGGCTTCAAATATGCTATGAGTAGCTTTGTTCCAGAGTGTTTGAAGTAAATCAGGGTTAGAACGTTGAAACTTAATTAATTCAAATAGGTTTGTAGGAATATCATTACGTTCAAGCCAACGCTTTTTTAAGCGTGATTCAAAACGTAAAAGACCGACAGTCCAGTTGATCAGATCTTGATTAGACATGACATCAACAACTCGTTGAGCTGCTTTATCGTTCTTCTTTGCAAGTTGCTTATACTCCTCAAATTGAGCGATAAATTCATCATGCTTCATATAACACTTGTGATTCACAAGCCTTGAAGTCTGACCTCCCCAATATACTGAACTGTCGAAACGCTTGTTACTTAAACGAGTCTGGCCATTACTGACATTACTCAAGAAATCCAGAACTTTTTTAGCTGTGTTCTGGTCTTTCAATCGTGCTGAGTAAGTCACATCAATGTGAGATACCCATGCACGAGGCCAATCAAGCATTCTTGCAAGAAGCGGATATGCTTCATGTAAGAAGCCGATCATTTCCATAGCACCCTGCTCTATGTTGTCACTTCCAAAGACATTATGACCTTGGAGTAACTTTGCAGGCGAAGCCTTGATCTGTACGTAAGGCTCAAATGAAGAGTCAAAAAATACTTTCATTGCCATACCCGTGTAATGAGTCGGAACCGATTCAAACGGATGAAATAGCGCAGCAGCAGAAATTGAACCATCATCATTCTTATGAACAGAACGAGAAGCCAACGGAATTTCAATTGTATGTATGTCAACATCCACAAAAAAATAACGGCCCTCAGCATCTACTGAGTAGAAGCTAGATTCGAATGGCGCGTTAATACAAATGTGATCTAACATAGCTTTTATACATGTATACATGTTATTTAAGCCGAAATATACTACATGCATATATGTATATGCAACACATGTATACAAGTTTATATGTAGACTAGGTGGCAAATTTTATGAGTGGAATGACGCACATGGCAAAAACAGTTAGGTTGTCTGAAACTGAACAGGAAAAAATCAGAAATAAAGCTGTTGAGATTAATAAAAAATTAGTAGATCAAATGAAACAACCGCTAAAAGATAGCGAGCTTGTACATGTGATTTTAGAGGAAGCTATAGAGCGCCTTGAAGTGACAAAATCAGGAAAAGTAATCATCAACTAATCCTAAAAATTCCGAAATATCGGACTAGAGTCCACCATTAGAAGACGTGGACTCCCCTCATCTCCCAAAATTCGCATAATGCAGATTGATGTTAAAAAGCCCCGTGAGACTGTCTAATCTTCTCACTGGGGCTTAGTAACATAATCTGGACATCACATTATGCGAACTTTCAGACGCTAAAAAGAACACTTAAATACAGAGAGGAAAGAACCACATAACAACCCTATTAAGAAGAAAAACATAGCTGTAAAAATAAAAGCATGAATAGGGAAAAATTGCATTTTAAACTTAACTACATGTGCATCATGTTTTGTCATATTTTGCCAATCCATAAGAGTTTCGAAAATTAAAATCAATAACTTAGATCATTTTTTATGATCGGAAGGTATAAAATGCCAGTTTGTCGAAGTGTCTAGACTACGCCTTGAGACACTCAAACTTCATGAAAAAACCTATGTTTACGCGATGTGTCTCAATTCCCCTGAAGACACTTCTTTGCTGATACAACGTCACATCCAATAGACGGTTTTTGTAGTCAGAGCGAATGATTTCAAATCATTATAAATCCCAATTAGGATCTCTCTCTAAGCCACGCTGTATATAATTTTCAGCATATTGAATCGGTTGTTGACGTTGTGGAATCTGCTCAACAGAATCCTTTCTCAAAGCTTCTGTATTCATAGGTTCATTACGTGGTTGAGCAAAATAATTAAAAGGTCGATCACCTGCATGTTTTAAGAGTCGTCTGCAATCTGATTGAGACACATCATGCAAAATTGTACCTTGCTGGGTATATGCTACATAATGTCCATTCTGCTTCATACAACCACTAAACACAGGCTTTGACGTAATCTCATAACTGACTTGACTAGCATCAATATCATAAGGCTTGTTGGGGTTGTATTGAAGCACAATACTTTGCATATCATTCTTTTCTTTTGCCAATAATTCAGCATTTCTTTTTGTAGGATCGCGTAAATCTGCACATTGCTCAATGGTTAAACCGTACTGTTTAGAACACTGCTGATCTAATAATAAATTCTGTTCGTCAGTCTTCTGATTAGCTGTTTGATCAGTCTTTTTACTATCTTTTTTGGTATCTGATGCACTTTGTTTATCCTCAAATCTTTGCGGGTTAAAAGATTTAGTATTCATTAAACCAAACACTACAAAACCAGCTATTCCTAAAATAATTGATACATAGATAAATAACTGTTTTGGTAACTTAAATTTGATACTGGAATGGTCAGACGCAGAATGATAAAGCTTTTGATATTCGTCTTTAAAATGAAACCGATAATGGTCGAAATACTTCTTATGTTTAGCATTACGATTTGCAGCAGGTTCAGGACTAGATAACCACTTATCAAATACAAAAACATTTGTATAAGGCGGTTTAGAACTAGGACGCTTTATGAAGTACATCTTATCAATAAGCTTATGAATACCTTTCTCTATTCGCGCAGGGTCCTGAGTAATTAACCAAATATCCTTGTTGAAATGACCATGGATTGTAAGGTCCTTAATCATCTGATCTTGAGAGTATTGGTTACCTTTATACTCATATGCTTTACGCATATGTACTTCATCATAAATAATAATTGAACCATCCGGAGTATCACGCCAATCGTCTGGAGCAGGTTCAACTTCAGGTATTCTCAAACCATCAATATCGCAATAAATTTGTCTTGCCGGTTTACCTTGTTCTTCTAATTTTTTATTTTCTTCAAGCATATCTAATATGGTTTTCACCATAAATTGAGATTTGCCATTACGTGGTTGACCACATACTAAATTAATCACTTTTTCGTACCCCAACTTGCATACTTGATAATGCAACACGTAAGGCAATAGCAGATAAAACCATACTGATAGCTTGATCAAATCCACTTAGACCAACAACATACAATACGTTGCCCAATGTGCCCCAATAACTTTGAATAGTGCTTACAGCTAAGGAAAATGCTCCTTGTGTTGCACCGTATGTAAATAAAGAAAGTCCAGCACCTTTAAGTAATTTTGAGACGGCACTAGATAAAATTGTTTCTGATACTTTAGAAAGAAGACTAGCTAAACTCATAGTTAATCTTCTCCCTTAACATTAATACCCGCAACAATAAAAGCTGAAGTAATAGCACCAACAGCCAACACAGCAGGCTTAAAGAAAGTAAGAGCATCACAAACAGGTTGATAAGGTAATTCAAGAGTATAAGTCTGGCCCATTAAAGTGAATTGAACAGAGTCTTTTGGACAAGCATCCGAACCCGTAAGTGTTACAGTACCTGCCGATACATCTTCATCAAATTCAACTTTTTCAGGGTCTTTCTGTTCAGGATCTTCTTTCATCCATTCATCTGTTTTTTTCCAATCGTCATACCATTTACAGACCGTAAAAGCCCATTCACAAAATACTGGAAACTCAATTGATATGGATTGACCACCAGTCGGATTTCCTTCAGGGTCTTTAATCGGTTCGGCTTTACCGTCAGCAGCACCACCATCTTCATCCCATGTGCGATCATTAGCATTAGGTGCAGATTCTGAAGGTGGATTAGCATATTGAGGCGAACCATAAGGAGCAGGTTGATTATTAGGTGTGGGTGGAGCGTTCTTTAATTTCTGGTCCATCTCATTAGCTAAATCATCACCAACACCATTACCTGAGTGTTGATAGCTATCAGCTACAGAGCTATTCATAAGACCAGTATTAGCAATAGGATTATAATGTTCTGGTTTTACAGGATCGTTATAGCCTTCACCCATCATTGCAGCCCCTAATAACTCAGGTGTTAAAGGAATTGTTTGATCTTGGGGTGGTTCTCCATTTGGATCATAATCTGGATTTACAACATACTGAATAGTAACGTTTCCGACTAAAGCGCCAGAAGAATCAAAAAGATAAACTGTTTTATAATCAGCGTTAATAGTGTCTTTTATTTGGTAAGAATGTGCCTGTTTTGATGAGGCAGCAGTTGAATTGTGATAAGCCATATATGCAGCAGCAGCTGCAGTAGTAGTCGAATAATAACCAATATTTGTCCAATGCCATGCACGTGGTAAAGTTGGGTCTTTGTCTGGGTCAGCAGGTTTTTTCTTTACATATGCACCATCTTCCATAACCCAACCAATTGCTTCAATAAGCTGAGTCGCAGCCATAACACCAATCATTTGAACGCCTGGATTCTTTGCATAGAATGCAACACGCTTAAACATAGATGCACCCACTTTTGAAGCTGTAGGCGATGCTTCTGCAATAGCAATTCTAGTAACTGTTCTTGTTTTCGCAGTTACTGGATCAGTTTCAGTAAATGATCTAGCAGATCGACCGTAGACACGTCTTGCATAATCTTCACGGTTCTGTTGTAGCTTAATTTCACGTTGAAGCCACCAATCACCATCATCGGTAGCATTAGCTTCATTTATTAGAATTATTGGTGAAAGGATAATTGAGAGAGATAAGTAAAAGCGGATTGTTGTTGAAATTGTTCTTCTTAAAACATTTTTATACCAATATAAATCATCATTAATAGCCATATGTACGCCCCAATATCACCCATGCTTCACCCCGTAAACGCGACTGCGAGCCCTCGCGCGTTTACGGTGGCTCGCATGTAATACACTGGTTCTTAGAATGCAGAACGGATGTATTTAAATACTTTGATACCTAGCGGAATCAAAATTGCAGCAGCAGCTACAGTAGCACCCGCAACCTGAGCACCAGACAACTCCCCAGTAATTTCAGTTACATCAATAGCAGCATTCGATGCAGCAGTTACCCCCGCAGCCGTAGCAACTACAGCAGCTTGTTTTAAACGTTGAAGCATTACTTGTTTTTTAGTGTTCATGATTGAACTCCTTACTTTTCAAAAATTTGCACTCGTATAGTTTTTAAACTCCATACGACTGCCAGACATAACCAAAAAGCGCCCCCAATTGTTGTAGCTTCGGCGTAGCTTAATGGTGGTAAATAAAGGTCAGCTTGACCCCATTGAAGACATGACTGCACCCCATTAGCATCAGGTGACGATAATTGCTTACAGACCATGTCCATTTCTAAAATCCCCAATTAGAGCCACTGGCTTGCGCTTTTAAACCACGCCCCCAAAAGCCAGTGGTATCTGTTATTTACACTTGTAAAAATGAATGCAGTAATCAGAGTGTTTTGTAAACTTTTTACCGCACTTCTTGCATGTATAAACAAATTCTGTCATAGTTAAATTACACATAAGTTATTGATTTAATTGACATATTATACATTATACGAAGTGTTATATAGTTAACACTTTGATTTATAAAAAGTTAATATCCTTCAAAACTGGTCTTGGCGGTGTCTTAGTGAAATCAA